TGCGTCTCAAGGTGAAAACGCACGGTCTCAGAAATTCCCTACTTCTCGCGCCCATGCCGACGGCGAGTACGGCGCAAATTTTAGGGAATAATGAGTGTTTTGAACCGTACACGACAAACATCTACCTGAGACGCACCTTGGCTGGTGAATTTGTTGTTGTGAACAAGCATCTCGTCGATGACCTGAAACAATTGGGTCTCTGGTCCAAGGCGATGAAAGACTTGCTCATCAAAGCGGATGGGTCGGTGCAAAACATCACAAACATCCCCGACGACATCAAAGAAAGGTACAAGACTGTTTGGGAAATTTCTCAAAAGTGTATCATCGACATGGCGGCGGACCGAGGACGATTTATCTGTCAAAGTCAGAGTATGAATTTATTCATGTCAAGTCCAACATTTAGTAAATTGTCATCCATGCACATGTACGCATGGAAGAAAGGACTCAAGACTGGCATGTACTATCTTCGCAGTAAAGCAAAGGCGAAGCCCATTCAATTCTCGTTGGACATCGAACCGGAGTGTGTTGCGTGTTCAGCTTAAAGTTTATGAGTAATTATTTTAATAAAAAAACCATGATTAAATTTCTTGAACTCACAGAAAACATTGAAATTGGTAGTTATAAAAATAAAAAAATTGTAATCACCAACAAGGAAGGTGGACACCTACGAGTGCAAGCCCCGCGTTTGTACATGCCTTTTGGTATCTGTGGGTTCACCCCTGAAGTTGGTCCCACCAAGTACACACTGGACCTAGCGCTCACCGGGTGGGACGAAGAAGGTGGCTATGTACAAAAGTTTTACAACACACTGAGACAGGTGGAAGACATGGTCATCGATGCGGTGGTGGCACAAAGTGAGGAGATTTTTGAAAAAACAATGTCTAAAGAGGAACTTCTTCCCATGTTTAACTCAAACATCAAAGAAAATCCTGGACATCCACCAAAGTTTCGCGTCAAAGTCGATACCGATATGAACAGTGTGATGAAAGCTGATGTATTCGATGCGAACAGGGAGCGTGTGTCAAAGGGGGAAATGACAGATGGGTTGTATTCAAGAAATTCAGGAAGACCCATCGTTGAGATGTGTTCTGTGTATTTCTTGAACAGAAAGTTCGGAGTTACGTGGAAACTTCACCAGTTGCAGGTGTTTGAGCCTGAAAGGTTGAAGGGTTTCCAATTTAAGATTTAGTCGTCATCAACATCGTATAGATGGTTTGACACTTTTTTAATAACTTACCCTCAATGAGTACAAATTCATCTTTAATACCAAGCTGTTTCTTCGCTTCAGCTACGGCTTCATCCCACAACGCGAGCGTCATATTTATTAGTAGGTTTAGATTTTTTCTTGCTTCTTCTCGAAACGTTGCAACTTCTTGTCATACGCCTTTGTACCTTGCTTCGGCTGGAGGGAAAATCCACCCTTCTTCGGCTTGAACACCTTGACGAAGTGGGCAGTGCCTTCTCTCTTGAGGCGGGCATTCGCCGCCTTGGCAGCATCTTTGCTCTTGATGCGACCATCCTTCTTATCCAAGAAGAGGTCACCCTTCTTGAGACCACCACCAGTGTGGTGGGCGGTGCCGTGCAACACTTCGGCTCTGGATCCAACGCGTTTGTCAAACATTTAGTATATATAGTATATATTAGATTAAAATTCTACATAGTCATCATCCTCTGAGACATCTAAAATTTCACATTCGGCTGGAGGTTTTTCTTTGCGGGGCCTCGTCTTTTTCGGAGGTGGAGGTTCGATACCATGTTCCCTGTGATACAACACTTTATCCCAAAACGCGCGCATCACTGGTAGATTTGTGGCGAACCAGTCCCTATCTCTCTTCACATGAACGACGACAAACTCTTCCCCCTTTGGCCAGTTGAAATCTGCAGGTTTATATTGGATAAAATCACACGATTCTAGGTCCAAAATTTCCATACAAAGCTGTAGCTGTGGCGTATAATGCTCGGGTACCTCTGCTTTAATTTCACGCATCATCGGACACTTGATTTCCACGAGTTTACCAGATTCAGTGACACCATCGGGGGAACCACCGAGCCAGAGGTGTTCGGGGTGGGGACACAGACCAATCTCGTGGACGACTTCACCGTAGCGTTCTTCATAGAGGATGCGCGCTTCATCCTCGTATTTTTCACCGTGTCTGGTGGCTTCATTCCCTGTAAATTTTTCTCCTACGCCACATTTTTTTAATAATAAATCGTGGGGTGTTTGATATTTATTACATCCAATCGCCGTGGCGGCATCTGAGGCGGTGAGCATGTTCCCACGAAGGGCGAGCCATTCTTCCGATTTCTGAGCGGCATACTCTCTTTCAATGAGTGCCTTGACGTTTGGATGCATATAAACAAAACGAATGTACCTTTTAATTAGGGTAAAAGAATGCGCGGGCAGAATTCTGTTCCGCTTGTTTTTTAGACTTGGCCCACCCCCGACCAAGGAAAGAATTTTCTACATATACATCTATGACGAAAATGCCGTCTTTGTGTTCAGCTATTCTATAGTCTGGGAGAGAGAGGTTATTTGTCTGACAGTACCGCATGAGATGGTCTTTGAAATTGTCATCTACGAGCAAACACTGCATGTTCACAAACTCGGGATTTTCATAAATCCTCAAAATAAACTCCTTCGCGTGTAATAACCCAATGTCCATGTAAATGGCACCACACAGGGCTTCAAATACATCTTCTAATATTTTTGTATTCGTATTCCACCCATTACGCATACCCTTATCATCCATGACGATGAGCTCATGGAGTTGGAGTTTACGCGCGATAGCAGCCAACGTTTCCCCGCGAACGAGCTTTGTCCTGGCTTTCGTGAGAAACCCTTCCTGTTGAGATTCATACCTGTCAAACAACCATTTCGTCACGACAAAACCCAACACACTATCACCTATAAATTCGAGAGTCTCGTAGGAGTGTTCAAACTCGTCATATTGTTTCAACGCCGATTTGTGAGTAAAAGCTTTTTGGTAGAGAGACAAATCATTTATCTTTGTACCAACAAGTTTTTCAATAGATGACCTGTTGACTTTGGACATTATACATTACAATAGTAATTTATTTTTTAAGCTTTGATGTAGTGCGGCGACAAGAACTTTTGGAGGTTCAAGTACGTGATTTGCATATCCGCCGGCGGCTTGAGGAGAGCGCGAAGCGTGTCATCCAAAATAAGCTGGCGACCATTTTCAGGATGCTTAAGACCTTTTTCGGTAATGTACTTAGTGACAAACTTGGTGACCTCGCTCCGAGAAGCCTGGTCGCCGGCACCCAATCCCATAAAAGCGCGAAGCTCATCGGAGATGTTTTGCTTACGGTTAAACCCGTTGTTGGCGGCGCGCGCGGCGGCTTTTTCACCATCCGGGTCATCTTGCTTTGCCTTAATCTTGCGAACAAGCTTGGTCAAAGTCTTGAGCTCGGTGCGGAGGGCGGTAATTTCTTGCTTGATGTCTTCCATGGTTGGTTGTTTTCTACTTACATAACACGTGATTTCTTTAAGCCATAAATAATGATGCCAAAATGACCAACAAAATAAGAATGACATTGAGCACGTTAAACGTTTTGGGTATATCTATTTCATCCACGATACCAAACGGTTCTCTCTCTTCGGTGATACCATCCTGTCCAGGACAGCCCCCCGCGCAACACCCCGAAGGGCACGAGTAAAAGTGTTTCCCCCTCTGGGCGGCACAAAACTGCTCCTTTCTCGGTCTGCTGGAGCTCTTCAGGGCATAACAGCGACAGGCATCTATGATGTCACAGTCCAGCTTCATTATTAATTTATAGACAGATATTTTACATGAGAGTTCCATAACTTCCGGCGATGTAGTAGACATCAGTAAAACCCAAGGCTGTGAGTTGTTGCGAGGCAAACCTCGCCCGCTGTCCAGTGTTGCAGTAGACGAGGATACCATTCGATGGGAGAAAAGATGTCGTTTGTGCGTTGATTTCCGTGACTGGGATGTGCACCGCACCAGGGTAGTGTCCGGCGTTGTATTCAACCGCCGTTCGCACGTCGACCACTTCTTGGATGTCTCCGGACATGATCATCATTTTCGCCTGTTCAGGGGTGATGCGATTGGAGCCGGTGTACGTGTAGGCAACTAGCAACACCAGCAGCACAAGGAACCACTTCTTCATTATTTTATGTACACATAATAATATGGACAATCGATTGTATTCGGATGAAACTATCCGTAAGTACATATTCAAAAATTTATGTAAAGGCGATGACGTTCTTATGAAATATTACGACGACGACAATGTCAGTGCGTTCAGAAAGAGGTTGCATGCCAGGCATAAAGACACAGACCTTAAGGATATGTTAAACGTGTACATCACCGATACCATCAGAGACATCATCTATACTATTGTCGGTGAATTGTCCGAGTACATGAAACCCATGGGAAATCTCGTAATCTCTGGCGGGGATGCGATTAACATGTATCTAGAGAGGTCAGAGCGCATCGTGACATCGGACATAGATACAAAGTTTGCCCCCAGAATGAAATATGATGCGAAATATTTTGGGAAATTGCAAATGATTAAGTTGTTGACGTGGGATAAGATGGGTGAACTCGCTTTTAAGTATAACAAAGTGATAAAGGCGCGCATACAAAAAGACAACTCAAAGTTGAAAAAGTTTTTAGGCATCTCATTCACAAAAACAGGTCCATGGGTCACCAGACGATACACGCTGATGAATAAAAGAAAGACGTCCCCGAATCACATCACGAAAGCATCGGTCGGTAATCGTCTCATAGATGTGGAGTTGTTTGCCCTTGACCTTAAAGTGGGGTGGTTTGACCCATCGATTGGGCGAGTAAAACAAGACCGAATGGGTGGCATCTTAGACATGCCTTTCATGCGCCCAGGAGAGTTTGGATACGACGTGTTGTTCAAAGGTCAAACGAATGGTATAAAGTACGTCATTAAAAATACTGGTGCCATCGTGTCAAACAAAAATGTATCCATCGCGAGTAAGGCGTTCCTCATTCACGACGTCGTCATCATGCAAGAGTTGAAATTGCGTCCAGAGAAAAAAGTGAAAGACAGGACGAGACTTATCAAGTTGGCTAAAAGTGTTTCTCCAAAATTTACATTTAAAACATCTGAAAGTATTTTTGATATTTATGCAAAAGTTGTGAAAAAAGTAAAAATACCAACCACACGAGTTGTCATGAATGGCAAAGTCAGTGTGAAGGCTGCGATGCGTGTCAATCCAGCAAAGTATATGAAATATACCAGTATTTTAGATGAATCAAAAGTTGATAGACAGTACCTTTATGGATTAAAATCTCTGTTACCGATCGAGTTGTACGGATTTGTGAAAACACACGGTCGTAAAAGGTTTGATGTCAAGACAAAAAGGTGGGTGAACAACAGGAGGCCGCAGTACATTGGAAACTATTGGCAATACAGGCCATCTATGAATATTGAAAATTTAAATTTTGTAAAGAATACAAATGTTGATTTAGATTCATGGAGATTATTGTATGGGTTGAATTTTAGGAGAGATGCATGGGTCCCATTTTCAATCATAGACAACGCAGCAGCCATCCAATTCATTGGGTACAATTGGTTTACCTATAAATATATAAAGTATCCTAAAAACTACACATTAGGTGACGCCATTAAAAATAAAACTTAAAGATTACCCTCGTCATTTATGTATACAATGCTGTACAACGCCCCCGCCAAAGGTGATGATGGTCTCTACTTTGTCCGCGCGACCACGGACGAGAAGAAGAAATGCTTCATCCAGCTGAACAAGGTGAAGATTGCCGCCATCTCAGGGGGTGAACTCACCTTGGATGCCTGTTCCCCAGCGAACAAGAAGAAGGTGTCTTCTATTGATAAGGAAAACCTCCAGGCCGCGAAGGACAACGCCACGACTTGGTTTGGTAAAGACATGACCACCGACGCACTCAAGGCGGCGTATTCCCACGCAGAGCTCGTCGTCGAACGCATCCCCCCGACGAAGGTGTTTTCACCAGACCAGGAGGTGATTGAATTTGAGTCTCTCACCGACGGGCGAGAGTGCTCGGTCATTCTTGAATTTTCTGGAATGTGGTTTGCGAAGAAAGCCTTTGGTCCAACATTCAATCTCGTCCAACTCAAGCTCCACCCTGAGCCTATCAAGTCCGAGTACCCAGAGGAATACGCCTTCGTTGAGGAGGAGGAAGACCCAGAAGAAGAAGTTGTCCAGGCTCCAGTGGAGGAGGAGGAGGAGGCCCCCCCACCTCAAGAGGAAATCATCGCCCCACAGGAATAAAAAAATTATTATGTAATAGTAATATAAAGCAGGATGGTTAAGAACAATCGCACCACCAAAAATATTTTGATGTTGGCGGCACTCGCGGTGCTCGTGTATTTGTTGTTCAACATGAACGGCAAGTCGGCGTACACGCTGAAGGAACGTGATTTCATGGAAATCGAACAAGTTGGCCCGGGCCCGGCACCAGCGCCGACGATGAAGAAGCAGGCCGCGGGTTGCCAAATGAACGCGGGTACGGGATTGGCGTCTTCGCTTTTGCCGCGTGAAGTCGCCCAGGGTGAGTTTGGTGAATTCAGCCCGGAAGACCTCCTCAAGGGCCAAAACTTCTTGGAACCGCGTCAGCAAATCGGATTCCCTGAAACGATTGGTGGTGCCTTGCGTAACGCGAACCAGCAACTCAGAGCTGACCCGCCGAACGCGAAGCAACCGTACGTGTGGAACAACTCGACCATCGTCCCGGACACGATGCAGCGTGATTTGTGCTAAATAGATTTAAAGATAATACCTAGTTTAGTAATTAAAACAATGTCCACAGCAGAAGAACTCTCTGAAAGTGTTTCCAGGCTCGTAGAACTCAGCAGACAGATTAACGAAGCAAAGTCTGATATTAAAATTCTCGTCCAGGCTGAAAAGGCTTTGAAAGAACGCGTAAAGGGCCACATGGTCAAACAGGGTATCGATACCATCAATTTGCAAAAAGGGAAGATTGCCCTCCGCAAAAGTACCAGAAAGCAGGTGATGTCTAAAAAGCATCTGTTAGATGGATTGGTTGAGTATTTTGACGGTGATCAGTCTAAAGTAGACGCAATCGTCCAGCGTATTCAAGAAAATTTAGGTACTAAAGAAAGTACATCAATCTCTTTGACTGGTATAAAAGAAAAGAGCGCTGATTAAGGTAAGAAACTATATGGTGTGGTCACAATACGTATACGAAGCGACTGCGGGTCTAGAGGTCGAGACCGTAGGTGGTTCAAGTGACGACGACACATCCGACCACGACGTTGGTCTGAATATATGCGACTGGGAACTCCAATATTCAGAAGAACTATGGGACATCTGGGGCGTGTTGAAAATGCTCATCAAAGACGCTTTCCTGGAACACATACTGCTCACACACGACAAGTGCAACTATAACGACTTTGTCGAGTTTTGTTATCAAGATCACTACGGATTGGATGAATACACAGGGCCTGTACCGTTTCGTGAAAATTTGAAGTACATTTGGATGGTCACATGGAATGAAATGAAGTATTTGGAGTTTGCACCAGGCGCAAACTTCTCACACTTTGTTCAGTGGGTCATCGAACATTCAGAGATAAATAATCTCACGTTATAGAAAATGCTCCCGGACGTTACGTCCCCGAAAGTCGCACTCCCCGCCGCCCTTTTTCTCGCGCTCAGCCCGGGTGTTCTCTTGACCACCACGGGCAAAAATGTCGCCATCATGAACCGACAAACAAGCCAAATGGCCGTGCTCTTCCACGCCTTGGTCTTCTTCCTCGTGTTCTCTCTCGTGGCGCGCGCCATGAACTTGGTGCTCACCCAAACCGACCTCATCGTGACGACGGCGTTATTCATCATCCTCAGTCCGGGTATGTTGTTGACCCTTCCGCCGGGTTCCAGCGGTATTTTCACGTCCGGTCAAACCAGTGTGGCGGCCGCTGTGACGCACAGCTTGGTCTTCGCCTTGGTCTTTGCGTTGCTTCGCAAGCAATTTCCTCAATTCTACTAAGTAGGGGACACAAGATGAAGTATCTTTGTCTAGGTCCAGCATCTATGGGTATTTACGCAATGATAGGTACCCTAAAGGCACTGGAACCGAAGCTTGGTGAAGTGAAGGAAATATCAGGCGCATC